AGTTTGGTCTCTTCTTCAAAGCTACGCTCAGATTTCTCTGTTTCGTAGATCTCTTTATGCTCTTCGCCGTAACGCTTGTACTCTAATCCAAACAATGCGTTCAAGCCCGGGAGCAACTCTTTAAGTAGTTGTGCGCGTGAAATAGCCATTTATAGCTCCTTAAGCTGTGTAGTTCAACGCAGAAGCTACGTTGTACTGATGGTTGTTAATCTTAACCAGTACTTCTGTGTAGTTACCAGCGCTAGCAGCAGTCTCAGGGACCACAGCGATAACACGAACTGGCAGAGCAGCAGCGTTACCTTGAGCATTGGTTGCATAAACAGAAACAGCAGAGTCACCAGTAGTGGTGCTGCCTGTACCTTGACGAATTGACATGTTAGTGCCGATAGCGCTTTGGTTAACTGTAGTTACAGTAGCATTGCCAGAGTAAGTAACAGCAACTTTGAACAATGCCAAAGGATCGTCAACTACATAAGCAACAGCTGAAGTAGCAGCAGCATTACCGGGGTAGTACTGAGCTTGTACAGTTTGACCTTGCGTATTAACGTACTGACAACCAACAAACACACCAGAAGTGTAGTTTGCAGCAGCTGTAGTAGAGTCAACAGTTACAGTCGATTTTTGAATTGTGCCGCCTGCAGCAATGTTAACAACGTCACAATCGTAGATAGCAGTAGCCAATGTAGAAGCGATCGGTAATTGACGAATCGCACCTGCATATGGCATACCGTCTACACGGTTAATTGCAACTAGGCCGTAGGGAGCTGAAACGGTTGGATAAGCCATTTAAATCTCCTAATTAATAAAAAGTTATTTAATACCACTACCAAACCCACCACCTTTAGTTGTTGTGCTCTTGCGATCACTAAACAGGGGCATGCGGGCATCACTATTACGTAAAAAGCTGTTGTCCACAGAGTCCATTTGATTACGAGCTTTTTGGTCGTAATATGTATCGCGGGCTTCAGCCATTTCTCTTGGCTTCTTACATAAAAGTAATCCACCAATTTCAACATTTCCATCCTTATTTGCTTGAACCTGCAATTCGGGATGATCCACTGCCTTACACGGCACCCAGTGATCACGGAACTTTTGAGACACGTTAGTGTCATTCGCTTGTCCAGCGATTGCTGTTGCTACCCAGTGAAATACATAATCCGGGTCAGGTGTTGGGTCAGGCAGTGAGCTCGGTGGTTTGTAAACATATCGAGTTTCGGTTTTTTCGCGGGTTTCTAAATCCCGTGGTGTGCGTTTATTAGTCATTTCAAATCTCCAATTTAAGAACTTCTTGTGCATACTGTTTATGGGATAAGCCAAATTTATCTGCTAGGCGTTGCTGCGTAGTAGTTAATGTGACTGTTTTCTTTGATCCAGTGGATCGGGAAGAAGAGGCCACTACAGTTGCGGGTTTCTTAGTTGGAGCAGCCTTTCTGTCAGCTGACTCTGAAACACCTAATAACTCAGGAAACACCTGCTTCAAGCGCCCATCAACACGAGCGAAGTAGTCATCAGAGCGGGGGTCGATTCCCGTAGCCACTAGTTTTTGGTGCAGCCCTAGTGCAAAGGCTGTCATTTCTTCATATCCCGGAGACCCGAACCACTGGTTTTTTGCTTGCCAGCGCAAGGTTTTATCGTCGAGTCTTGGTGCTTCTTGGGACGATGGTTGTATTTGTACAGCACTTTCTGAAGTTTGTAAAGGGGTTGGTTTGAAATTTTTTGCAGACTCTAATTTCATTTTTGCGTCTGTCAAGGCTTCTTGTGCATCAAGCATCAAGTCCGAATCGTAAGATTCTTGTGCCTCTTTATATTTACGCCGTGCCATCTCCATTTCCGCTTCAGCCTTAGCCTGTAAGGTTTCCATGTAGGTAGCTTCACCACTTTTTACGTACTCTTTGAGTCTTTGATTCTCTTCCAAAATAGAACGAGCCATGCGTTCTAGCTCATCTTTTTCACGCGAAACTGCTTCTTTAGCACGTCTTTCATCATGCCTTGCGTGAGTTAGTTTTTTGATTCTATTCTGAACATCTTTAGAATAACTTTCAATTTCTTCTTCAGAAGGGTCTTCAACTTCATGATCAAGCGGTTTAGCTTTGCGATCATTCTCAGGGGTATCGTCTTCGATTTGAATATCAACGTCACCTTCAGCGTCAATGTCAATATCTAATTCATCTACGGGTTTACCCTGATCTTCTTCAGTTTCGTGGGGGAATTTGTAGTCGTCATCTGGCATGTATATCTCCTTTATACGCGGGTAATACCGCGTGGGTCTTCAACAGTTGCTTCAACTTGATCATCATTAATCAAGCGAAACTCTTTTCCATGAATCTTGAGGCGGGTACCAGTGTATGGACGGGTAATAACGAAGTCGCCTTCTTTACACCACGGACCTTCTGGGAACTTTTCCGCATCATAGGCACTGGGCCCCAGTTTGATAACAAACAGCACTGGTGAGGTTAATTCCTCAATTTCTTTGGTTTTATCTGCTTTAACAAGCCCACTTTCGTATGTGTCATCAGGATCAATCAATGCGCAGAGCAGTCGCCAGCCTTTTGGGTCTGGTATTGCTTTTGCTTTGTTCTCTGGTGATGCTGCTTCATACTCTTGATCCACTTGTGGGCTTTTAACGCCCGGCGGCAGGATTAACTCAGACTCCGGTAATGCGATGGTTTCACTCATCGTTGGCCTTCTCTATATTTTCAGCGAGGTCGATTAAATGGCGCTCTGCATAGGCTAGACCTCGAATCACCCCGCAAAGCTCTTTGTACTGCTCAAAGCTAGAGCACTGACCATTTGCCAAGTCGTCAGTGTAGTTGTTCATATCTGCGCGTAACTTATCGCGTAATACTTGTAGTACATCCATCGTTACTAAATCCATTTATTACTCTCCTTTTGGTTTGTTTCTTAGTTGCGCTTTTGATTTAGCTATATCTACTCCTATTTTAGCGCCGTCAAGTTGTTGTTTTATATGAAGATTTTCACGGTTTTTCTCTAGCTCTTGGGTCATCTTGGCTACCGCAGTTTCTGCTTTAGTTTCAATTTCCTGTTTCTTGAGCTCAAGCGCATCAGCTTTAGCAGCACCATCAACCTGAATCTTAAGTTTCTTAATCTCAATATCTTGTCTCTTAAGGTCAAGTTCTTGCATCTGCATTTGAAGTACTGGATCTTGTGCGTTTTGCTGAGCTTGTTGTTGCGCTGCAGCAGCTTTGGATTCTGCCAACACTTGCGGTGCGGCTTCTGCCATAAGGCGGCTGATTTCTTTTTCTAACTCTGGTGGCAACTCGTCTTCTTGGTTCGGCAGTGCTACACCTAACGCTAGCTCGATCTTGTTTCTATATGCGTACCCAACGTGTTCAGCAATGTGCGCCTGCATAGAGCCCATAATTGCTTGAGCTTGTGGGTTTTGTCCAATTAGTTGCTGCACAATTGGATCTTGCATAGCCATTTGGTGAACCTTAATATGCGACTCGTGGTCTTGGAATGGGAATGCTTTGAGGGGTTTACCTTTCAGCGCATTCTGGTTTTCCGTTACAGGGTCTTTTGGCTTCTCATCATCTTCCAACGGCACGATCTTGTTAGCGTGTTTAATGCCTAGAATATCAAGCATCTGACGGTGCAAGAACGGTAAATCATAAATCTGCGGTGCCATTTGTGCCAACTGAATAACAGCTTGGTACTGAACTACTCTTTGTGAAAGCGTAGCGGCATTTGGATCTGATACAGGAATAACCTCAACAATACTGTAGTCACTACGTTTAGCACTAGCACGACCATCTTCTGGCTCGTATGTGTAATCAGGATCTGTGTAGTCACGGATCAAACCAGCGATCAGCTGCAGTTCTTGTTTAAGCGCATAGTGAACACGGGCTTGTACTGCGGACATTACCTTAAGGCTTCTTTCCAAGATTGCTAGCGTTGTACCTACTGGCGCTTGGTTAGACATGTCGCTGATTTTCATGTCGGATGTTGCAGCAAAACGACGCGCTTCATCAATGATCTTATCCATCAAGCCAGACAGAACCATCGAAGGCTCTTTGTATGGCAACGGCAAGATGTTATCTCTGATTGAACCTGAACCTACATCTACGTCACGGAATTCACCCGGTGCTATCGGAGTGTCATCGCCCTTAATACGCAGTCCCCGGGCTTTAAGTCCACCCGGCAAGTTGGAGAGGGTTCCGGCGTCCACGAGCTGACGCATGATACTAGTAGCAGACTTAGCGTAACCGCCAATAAGATGGAACAAACCAAAACCGTACGAGCCATAGCCCGGAATGTATTGGTAATGTACGAAATGGTGCCTCTTAAGTTTAAGTTCATCGTCTTCTTTCCAGTTGCGGCGAATAGCTAAAACTTCGTTGGTTCCGCGCAACATTGTTACTACGTAAGGTAGTGCAATGCCGGTAGGCTCGCCGTCGTCATCTAAATCTTCAAA